TGAAAATATAACTGCCTCAGAAGAAGTCAACGGATATATTTTTTGTCCTTTCTCTATTAATTGTCTAATTTTTGTCATAACTTAATTATTTTCAAGTACCATTGTTTTTAACTTTTATACTGTTTGCTTGTATTCAAGTTCCATTTATCTTTACAAATAATTTAGATGCTGTAATCCAAGTTCCGTTTTGTTTTATTTTAATTGTAACCATATTATATCACTATTCAAATATCTCCATTTTCTCCATCAGAGGAAGTTGGCTCGGAAGATGAAATTGTTATTGCTTTCTGTTTTGCATTTCAATTACTAATATCTGTAGAAGAAATTCCATGTGCAGCACTTGCCGTAAATACTGGATCTGTTTCAGAAGTCAAATAAGTATTTGAATCAATAGATCCATCAGCTTTTAAAAACTGATTTGAAGTACCACCATTCTTTGATATTTGATCTACTTTCAATGAATCTGCCAAAATAGTATCTGTAACTCTTAAATTACCAGATACAACTGTGTCTTTTAAAGAATGTACAACTTCACAAATATAATAAAAAGAATTTAAAAATCAAAGAGATTTATAATTTATTTCTTTTTCTTAAAAAAGTCAAATATACATGTTCATTATATTTTAAATAACTTCCCCAGTTTTAGCTGGGGAAGTTATATTTTAATACATTATAAATCGGTTCAAGTTCCACCCTTACAAATATGGATACCTGAAGTATTACCAGAGGATCTTCCGAAATTGATATCCATAACTACTTAACGATTTTAAGGTAGATCTTTCCGTCTTTGACCTTGACGTATTTCTTTTCTTCGTTCTAGAGTTTCAACCAGTAATCATTAGTCTTGTAAGTCTTGGACAGATTATCAGAAATTTCTACTACTTCTGGTCGGTTTACCAAAAGATACATTACGGTTCAAGCAAGGATAATATAGAGCAACACCAGAATAATTAGCGTGATTTTCAATTACGATTTATCAATCATTTCTTGAATCTTAGCACCAAGGCTGTAGTATCCGTCGTCGTCTGCCTCCTTCACGAGTAACTCACCGCGTTGCAGTTTAATACCATACTCCCTATTATCACTACTACGGAAACCGCACATCTTTATCGATGGATTTCCTACATTACCAGATTCTGTATCAGAAGACGTAAAGATAGCATACAGTTTATCGCCCAGATAGACAGACATTCCGTTTGAACCGATCGTGGTAATGTAAGATCCATTGTTGGAAACAAACACAGATGATAAGGTAGCATCCTGAATGGCATACCATGCGCTGCTGTTTGCTGAAACTGTGAAGTTGAGTTCTGCAGTAATATCGTATACACCAGCTGTCTGGTTTATGAGAGGATTTGTACCTATGGATTTTGTTTCCGTAGACCATTGAGTACTCTGAGCATACAACGTGTATAAAATAGAAGACCAAACAGTTACATTATCCGAACGTCGGACCGCCTTAAGTTGCAGAGTACCTGTAAACACACCGCCACCAATTCCGACCGCAATGCGGAATGTAGGATAAGTAACAGTCTGCGAAGTGGACAGAACATTATATGTTGCAATCGGCAAAGTGATCTGATAAGACTGTTGAGTGTTCATTGACACGGTAGCCTTTGACTTAGACTGGTTAAACACCGGATATGATTGGCCTGGAGCAGTAGTTGAAATGGAATCCCCTGTTATACGAAGGCGTTGAGCTCTGGTGCTATCAGTCATGTACAATTCATTTCCTGCAGCAACGATTCCCTCTCCGTTCTCGTCTACTGTCTCTAATCTATTGGCAGTGATACGTTCCGCAAACAAGAAGCCAGTAGCAATATTCTCATAGTTAGCGCCAAATGCTTTCCAGTACTGATCGTTGCTTAGAGGAATCTCCTTGAACGGGCTTGACGGTGCAGACTGCTTGGCAATATAATATGTACCAGTAGTGCTGTCGTACACGATATCAGTCCTATCCTTTGAGCCATAGTATGTCTCAGAAAGACTGAATTCACCACGGAACGGAGCCACAGCGGGCTCAATAGAACTCGGATCAACACCGCTCAAGATTGGAATAGTCTCTTCATCAACCAACTCAGAACCGTTCCAAAGATTTACAGTATGACTACGAAGTGCAATATTAACGTTGAAATTATAACCGCTGCTTCTATAATCAACCGTCTCACCGTCTACTTTCAAAACATATCCAGAAGGCAGAGAAGTGATTCTGGCTCGACTCTGCTGCGATGTACGATATACATACACATCAACTGTAGCGGAACTGGCAGTATCACTTACAGGATCATACGCAATAGCCGTAGGACTGACAAGCAGATCATACTTAACTGTTCCGACAATCTTCTTAAGAGAAAGAATAGCAGAGTACGTTACATTGTCATACACACACGAGATCCGAGCACTTGCTGCACTTCTGCTAATACTGCTTACTGTTATTACATTATTTGAGTTAGTTCCCGAACAATTAGTGTACGTAACAGACCAATCAGTGGCGGAAGACGTCATGTCGGTACTTCCGATATACAGTTTAGCTGTTGAAACTACTGGATCACTGAGAGGATTGCCCTCGGAATCATACAGGATCGAGTCATTCTCGTTATCCAGATCAAGACGGCCTGCATTTTCACCATTGGTACCATCTACGATTACAGGAATAGTCTCCTGATCAATCATGACCTCCGATCCATTGACGACATAATCCAGCTCAATGCGGAGATTACTTGTTATTCCAGAGGTAGAAACATAATCAGTAGTAAAGGAAGTCTCTTGAGAACTGTTGTTCTTTGCATATTTGAACCGGAAATTCCTATTGGCAGCAATCAGTTCAGAAGGAGTAAACGACTCAATCTCAGACGTACCAGACGTCTTGGTGACAAATACATTCACCTGACTGGGTGAGAGTGTGTTATTGGCGCTCTTACGAATCACAGGCGCCGTCGTGACAAGACGATAAGATGCTCCGTCGGTACCGAAGTGTACACCAATGATAGTAAGAGTTACTGTACGTGTGGCAAGACTGGTAGTCCCTCCAATAGTAACATTCCCTTCTACAGTAAGATATACAAGAAGATGTTTCTGACTAAGATTGATTGCATCCTCATCGATATCGACCGTTACGATGTCATTTGCAACAACTACATAATTTAGGGCAGTAATATCTGTACCATCCGAATCGACCACCTGCACATCAGTGATCGTACAAGGAACCTCAGCAGCACCGTTATATAAGGAAACCTCCGCTTCCTGGGAGAATGTATAGTTCATTCCATTCTGTTTCAGAGCAACAGCCATCATGTCATTATCCAAATCGGCAACAACACCCAATCCGGTATCACCGTCCTTTGCCTTATAGCTCCAGAGAGCCGGAGAGGTATAGGCATGCCAATAAGGGTTGGTGCCGAAGGTTTCGTGAGGAGTAGAGTCAGCAAACTTCTTACGGACACAGACCCACTGTTTAGAACCAGCCGGATATACATCAGCACCGTTATTCTTAGCATCCAAGTTAACCGGATTATCCCTCCAATTAGATCCCTCGGCTCTATATTCGCGCGTATTCTGGTATTCGGTATTAGTAATACTCCAGCTACTCGGTTCTACAGCTGGATAAGTCGATCCTGCATAATAGATATATTCAACACCGTCACCATCTGTACCGGTGCGACCCCAAGAGGACCACGGAACAGGAGTTGAGAATGCGGTTCAAGTTCCAGTCGGATTAGAGGCAGAATGCTCCTTAGTACGAATAGAGACTCACTCTACACGATTATTTTCATCGATACTCTGCGGGCTATCTGTCCAGCCTTCGGGGACAAAATCATCTTGAGTAGGACTAGTAGCCTGACTTGCGGTACTTGCGGTTCCAGAATTAGGATCTGCAGGAGAAACCGTTTCATTTATAGTTATCGCATAGATGTATTCGTGGGTATCACCGTCAATACCGGCATCACCAGTCGATCCACTGATGATCCAAGGGCCTTGCCAATTATCATAAGTTCCGTCACCATAAACCCAGCGGGAAGCCATCCATACATCAAGTGATCCATCACTGTTCTGTGCAGAATGTGCCCAAGGGCTACCGGAAGGAAGAGCGATACCATTTGTAGGAAGAGTAGGAGTCGTGCTTCCCTTAGCCACGGCTCTGAAGATAGACTCATAATAACCGCCGCCCTGTCCATCAGATACAACATATATTAATTCATAATCAATTCGTGTTTCACCATAATAAAGATTTATTTCGATCCATTCAGTTATCCCAGTCAGAGATACAGCATTTTTCGTAATACGTCGCTCTGTTGCCATACCTGGAGCTATCCATGTGAAATAGAAATCACCAAGTTCCGAGATATTAGAAGGTGTATAAGTGTTGACTGTAGTAGTACCTCGTACTGCTGTACACCACACATAAAGAGAATTCTGATAAAAAGATCCATTTGCATAACGATGAATAACAGGTGAACTAACTCCCAATTTATATGATACACCATCCGAACCAAAATGGACACCGAGAATCGTAATAACGATATTTCTGGTAACAGGCTCACCATCAACAACAGCAGTAGCCGTCACAGTCACGAGCAGCTGTTTATCAGACAGATTGATCGCGTTTTCCGGGAAGGTAGCAGTAACAATATTACCAGAGTAAGTGATCCACGTTTGACTTGGATATGTATTATTCAGGGAATCCTTAACTGATACATTCGTGACAGTAGTCGCAACTGCCGTTGCACCATTATAAATAGTAATGACAGACTGCTGAGTTAATTCATTGTTATACCCATCTGCTTTCAAAGACAATACGATCGTGTCGTTGTCGGAATCTGCAATAACGCCCGTTCCGGCATCACCGTCCTGAGCATAATAAGACCACAAAGCGGGTGTACTGTAAGCATGCCACGTTGCGTCCGTGGTATTCGGATCTGCGTATTTCTTTCTAATGCACACCCACTGTTTGGTACCCATTCCATACTCAGAAGCGTTGAGATCTACAGGATTATCAAACCAGATGCTACGTGCAGATTCACGAATATACTCTTGAGTCTGGAAGTCTGCATCATTGGTCCACGAGCTCGGTAAATTGGTAGATGGCAACTCCGTTCCAGCGTAGAAGATATATTCGGTACCATCGCCATCAACACCATCTTCTCCCCAACGAGACCAAATAAATGGTTGAGAATAAGTTGTCTGTCAAACACCTCTACTAGAAGTTCTAATAGCAGCTAATTCAATTGGATATTCAGGAGAAATACTTATAGGACTATCAGACCACTGATGTTCAGCTAAATTATCAGTTTCTGGAAAATCATCATCACGATTATCTTTATATTTTGCTTCTGGAATTATATTTTTAATAGTATTATACTCAGTCTCATTTACAAGACGGAATATAAATTCAATTCCACTTCCATCAACACCTTCCCCATTTTCACCAGTTAAACAAATAGGTGTTGATCAGTTTCCAACAATAGATCTTGTATCAGAACGGAATGCTGCAGAGGTCATCCATAGATAAGGCTTTTCAGAAGTAGCGTTCTCTGGAGAATTAGTTCAGGTTGCAGAAGTTAACACTAAAGCGTTAGCATTTAAATCTCATGCAGCAGAAGTAATATCGGTAGTAACAGGTACTCTAGTATTACTATCAGTGCGTTGATAAATCATAAATGTTCTGTAATATAAATCTGTTGGATTAACTGGAGTTGTTCCGCCATCAGAAGGAGCATAAATATTAACAGCTTGCCCATTTACAGTAATAGTAGCGATACGAGTACCAGTAGCAAGAATTTGTTGCACAGAAACCTTATCACCAAGTTCAGTTCCTTTAGCAAGATATAATGTATCAGCAATATCTCTTGTCAAGTAATTATAACCAGTAATAAGTGTTCTTATTTGTGCTTCAGTTCAATCGGAACCATCTTCACCAATTTCACCAAGATCAGTTTCTACACCATTCACAGTCTTATATAAATGTCCGTTGCGAACATTTAAATCAAATAAATTATATTTGTTTGAAAGTGTGATTATAATAGTTCCATCAACTGGTGTATATTCAGTTCCATCTAAAACTATTTTATTTACGACACCAGTAACATCACTGCCTCCAGAAATAGTTCCAAGATCAACTTCTCCAGTATTAGCATTAGGTGTATGAGAAGTGCCATTTATTTTTACAGATTTAACGTAGTTTCCTTTTGGCTGATAAAGTTGTTGTGCTTCAGTTTTCTTAAGATATTCACTTAAATCAGTAGATGGGAGATTTCTTAATGTTTCATCAATTCCATCTAAATGCTCTAGTATGTTATTGATTGCAATTGTATTATCATCATAAGGAAGTTCTCCAGCGTCAAATAAAACTTCACCTAATTTTACATTTGAAATAATAGTCTTTCCATTTTTACCAGATGAATAAGTTGCACTAACTACTTCTCTATGTCCAAAATGAAGTTTTCCAGTATCTGCATCAGGTCAAATGTTAACTCCAGCTAGAGCAAGATTCATTAGTTCAGAAATAGAAATCAAATTTCTTCATTCTTGATCACCTTCATATTTCCATTGAATAAATACTGCTGGACCAGATGTTTCATCTTGACGTTTAGTATTATCAGAATTAGTTCTAAATAAAATTGGACGTTCAGGAACACGCAAATCATTTAAATTAATGGACTCTGGAGGTACCGCATCGTATGTTCTTTCCCAACTAATCGTTTCATTTTCAACAACTGGTTTCCAAGATGGTCCAGTTAAATCAGAAGACACTGCTTTTCTCACTCCATCTTTAAGTACAATAAGTTGTTTTCCATCAAACTGTACTTGAAAGTCTGGAGTTTCTCCAGGCAATCCATTTTTACCAGCAACACCTTGAATACCTTGCTTTCCTTCACTTACAAGTTTAAGCAAATCACGTTCCTCCGAAATTTTATTTGCTGTTGTATGAATATGTTCTACTGCGCATACATATAAAGAGTTTCCATCTGTTACAAAGTCAATATTGCGCCCATCATTATAATAATCGGCACCTACTTCATAAGATTGAAATCTAAAGAATGGCACATTAGCTTTTGTGTCAGCAGCAAGAGGTTTTATTGTAGGATTAACCATAATATTCTATAATTTTGTTTTGTTCTTTTAAACTTAACATGTTACTATCTAACATTTCATATGCATGAACCATTTCTCAGATATCACACAAATCTTTATCTTTAAGTACATGACCTAATTCTAATTCATGAACTTTATCTAAAAACATTCTATATATTAAATCGAGAATTCTATCCATTGCACCCGCAGTTATTAGATTTTAACATATTATTACAAATAGATCCACAACTCTGGATACTTTCATAGATCTCTTTTGCTCTTTCTGGTTGATTCTGTTCTATTAAATGCTCCATTAATCATACAGCAAGAAATATAAAATCTCTTTGTGATTTAATTTCATCATCTTTACATTTTATACTTCCACAATTTTTAAGCAATTTATTAAATGCTTTTGTTTGTAGACTTAAAAGACATTTCTTTAAATTACAAATACAAAAAATCTCTTCAGTAAAACTTTCTCCAATAGAAACAATATTTGATTCGAGCGTATCTACAAACCTCTCTACATCATATACTTCATTGTCGATTGTTAATTTAGAATCGTTTAATACTGCATTTGCATTTTTTAAAATGAAAACTTTATAAATCCCATCCTTTTCCATATCAAATTCAAACGTGCCAGTTCATTTTAATATGTCAGAATGTTCTTTGTTATTAGTATTTAATAGAACAAGATATATGTCTGGAGTGCCGCCTTCAATATCTATAATTAAGCGGCACCCATTCATATAAAATTTCACATTGTTATTATCCATTATACGTCACGTATTTGATTGTTATAAGGATTTCCATCTCAAATCTGCATCATCTCTGCTTCAAGTTGCTTATTCTTGACTTCAATAAGTTTATCGTTGTAATCCTTCTTATCTTCAGCTTCTTTTTCTTCAATTTCAACTCGTTTTTGTTCAAGTTGAATCTTAGCATTGTCATTAGCCTGAACCTGAGATTGCAGACGTTTAATTTCATTTTGTAGATCAGATATAGTCTTCTGATCTTGTTTAAGATTGGATTCGTATTGCTGAACTTGCTGTTGTAATTGTTGTAACATATTATTTTCAGCTTTTTGATTCTTAATTGCTTTACTAAGTCTCTGTTTCATTTCAGATAAACTCTTAGCATCTAAGATATCAAATGCCATTTCAGCATCTACTAATCCACCTTTGATTAATTCAAAGTTCAATTGCTGTGCAGTTTGAAGTTTTGCATAAGCTTCTGAACTATCAGCAATATGAATATCATAATCAGTCATGGTAAAATGTTCAGGCAAAGCAGTAAATGTCTTTACTAGTCTATCACCTAAAACAATAGTACCTGTAAGTCCATTCTTGAATACATATTTAGCAAGATTTAATAGATCGAAACAAGTTTCTCTCATCATTAAATCCATTGCATGGAAATACTGTTTAGTCAATAAAGTAGATTGATGTATTCCAACTTTAACATTAGAAGCAGCCTCTCTTTCTTGAATTTGACCTAATTTTTGAGCAAATACACCAGATATGGATGAAGCTTGTTGTTCAATACTATCAATTGCAGTTTGAATAGCTTGAATAGCTTGTACCTTAATCGTATCATCATATCCATTAAATGTTGTATTTATAAGTTGTGCTCCATCCTGTGATGAATCATATCATGCAATACCGTTCTTTTTATAAGCAATTCATTTCTGAATTCTTTCTGGCATTTCAACTCCAAGAAAATCAGGTAAGCTCGCAGCATCAACTCAATCACCAATTGTTCCTGAAGTAGCGATAAGATTGTCTCTATAGTACAATAAGAGGTCATATCGGTCTTGCAAGTCTTGTGTGCTCTGAATTAAACTAAATGGTTGTCCGTTTTTATCATTAAAAAACATTCCATTTATATTTAATTTACACGAACGTCCATCAGATTTACTTCTGATATAATAATCAGGTTCTCCTTCTGTTATAAAAACATCTCCACCAATTTTAATGCCTTCATGTAATACAGAACGATTTTTCTTTCTATCAAATTCAAGTCATTGACATTCAAAAACTGGAATAACTCTATTACTTAAAGATGTTGATCATTCATCTTGATTATGTGGATACATTGGATGAACTTCTAAACCAGCTAAAATTCCAGGAGTTGGACCAGTAGATGTAGTTCCATCCTCTAATAAATAATCCATTTTTGAATTTACAACAACGTAATCATAAAGATTATTTCCTTCTCTAACATCTGAGAAATATTTTTCCACTTCATTAACTGCAGAATCAGTTAACTGATCACCAAATTCTTCTAATATCTCATCTTTAGTAAGTCAACGTCTTATAACAGCACGTCTTGATTTATTTAAGAAGAAGGAATTTGGATTTCTCTCAATGAAGGTATCGAGTGGATTAAGAACATCTAACCTGAGATTATCTCCAGATGGTCTTACTCGATAATAGCAGCAACCTCCAATTAAAAGATCAGTTAATAACTCACGTAACTTGTTTCTTAAATCTATTTCTCTATTGTGCTTAATGTACTCAAGAATGTTTTGAGCAGCAATTTCGTAATCAGATTCAAAAGAATTTTCTACATCGTTTTTAATCTTTTCCAATTCTTTTTCAATGAAAGGATCATTAACTGGTTCTTTTGAATTCATTAAAATATCAATTAAAGCATGACGTAAGTATTTAGTTAAATATTTATATACTTCAGCATCAATCTTTAATTGTTTATCTCTTTGTATTTTAGAAACAGTTTCCTCATCTTTACACGTTACTTGCATTTCAGGTTCTAGTTCTAGATATTCTCCAACTAAAACATCAATATGCTTTTTCATAAGAGGTGTAAAGGTAATACTTGTTGGGACTCCGATTCCAAAATTATCCTCTAAATATTTAAATTGGTCAGCATCTCTTTTGCCATGATAATAATTATATGCCTTTCTAAGACCAATTTTATCATAAACAAGTTCAGAAATACACCTGTTTATTTGCTCAATTTCTTTTTGTTTATTCATCGTCCCATTCAATTTCTTTATCATCTAGAACAAGTGGTTCACGAGTAATTTTATAGAAGTGAACTTTCTCATATTTGTTCTTTTTGAATTCTTTACGAATAAACTCTTTAAACTCATCTTCCGTTCCTTCATAAGAAAGAACTATTGGTGTGTATCATCTATCCAGATAAAGATAAAGTGAATAAATTGTATCATTCAATTCTTTACATGGAGAATCACATTTACTTACTTCTGGATGGCTAACTATAATTTTTAATTTACCAATATAACAGTTTTCAGTAACTTCTTTAATGATACATAAAACCTCTTGTTCTAATTCTGTCATTACATCATATTTTTATTAGGAATTGCTCCGAATCGTAAAATTCCACGTTCATCTTTGTAATAGCCAATATCTTGTCAATTTTTTCTAGTAACAGTAGATTTTATTGGAGTAATACCTGTTAACGCTTCATCTCCAATTTCACAACAAGACATTGCAGCAATCATATCAAACTTACGTTTATTTTCGTAAGTATATTTTAATAATTCTTCAAGCATTTCTGGAGAATCTATTGTATAGTAATAGTCACTTAAAAAAGCACTTATTAACTCTAGCCCATGCTTAATAACAGCTTCTGTACCTGGAATTCCAATTAAACGTTTATTTGTTTTCTTTTTATTTCTAACAGATACAGCATATTCTGGTCTACTCATTAATAGATTTTCTTTATTTCGATCTCTTAAAAATTGTTGAAAAGATATTTTTGTAAATTCAAGCATTGCTTGACAATTATATCATATAAGTAATTTAAAAGCGATAATGTATGCAACTCGAATATCTCTTGGTCTATCCTTATAAATTGCAACATATTTTGGTTCTCGATCACCAAATACA